AAATAATGGTGTTTTTTTTAGGGGATAATGGTAAATTTTTTTATATCGCCTCTTTACTATTGCAAACTTTTTGCCATTTGCAAGTTATATCTATTATTTCTTTTTTTTCTTTTCTTATTTTTTTAACCATTTTACTATCTAGTACTGTTAATTTTGTTGTTTGTTTAGTAAAGTCACCAACTTTTTTTTCTCTACCTTCATCATCTGTAAAACAATCTGCTTCACGTTTGTTATAGGTCTCTTCTTCTTTTGAAAAATCAACACCAGCTTTTTCTAAACTTGCAGTTTCTTTTCCAGTAAAAAAAGTCATTTCATTACGACCTTCCCAACGGTCAGTTAAAATTCTGTTGTGTTTGGTTGCTCCGTGATCCATAACTAATTTTTCAATTTCATCTAAATGATTTTCATTATGTTTCCATACTAAAGTATCAACTCGTATTCTTGCTGGAGTGTTAGATAACATCTCCATATTTTTTAAAATTTTATCCAAAAAAGTAAACTGTCTATATCTTTCGTGCATTTTTTGTGTGGTGCCTTCAACAGCAAAAACAACGTGTAGGTTTTTACCTCCTATTGATCCAAACTCCCACCACCAATCTTCATTTCTTAATGAACCATTTGTATTAATAGAAATATGTGCTTCTGGATTTACTTGTCTAATATATCTTGCTATATCTAGTAAGTCATTATTTGTTAAAGGGTCTCCCCACGTACCACAAATATTATAATTATAAATGTGTTTAGCAACTTGTACAGGAAAAGCTCTTTTAAATTGGTCTAAAGACCATACAATATCTGGTAACCATTCGTGTGCTTTTAATCCAGTTAAGTTTGTTCTATGACATTGAGGACATCCAGCATTACATCTAGTTGTAATATCAAGTTTTAAATCAATAGGAAATATCCACATTATATTATCTCCCATAACTTTTCAAATTTCTTACTAATTAAATGTATTAGTTTAGCAGATTTTAATTCTTTAGTGTGTTCATCTTCTGGCATTACATAAGTGTGCCATTCTTTAGGTATATTATACCAATTTATATTATACTTGTCTAATAGATAATGGAAAAAGACTTCATTGTTAGGAAAAAATTGTTTTGATATTTCTTCTCCAAATAGTTTTTCTTTTTTTGCTGTATATAAAACATCTAAAAGTTCATCTAATTTTTCTGTATATTTTAATTGTTTTATAGCATTTGAATTGCCACCTAATATAGCTGTATTTGCTATTAAATAATCCGTATCAAAATTGTTATCTAATGCTAACATTGATTTTTTAGCAATAGCTTTAACGTACATACTATATCCATCAAAATTGCTAACTATTTCCTCATATGTGTTTATTTGTTTCTTATAACGTTTTAATGCGCTTGTACTCCATATATTTTCTTTAGTTGCATTGGGAGCGTGAACACATATCTTATTCATATCAAACTTTTCAAAAAAGGATTCAGTTGTATTTGGTACTACATCAAAATCAAAATAAAGAACATTGTCAAATTCTTCACCTAGTTTTTCCCATATATGTATCTTGTATAGATTGATTATATCAAATTGATAACCACTAAATTTCTTTTTAAATTTTTGCCAATAGGTGTCGTTTTCATAAAGTCTATATTCAGCATTACAATGCTTAGCATATTCTTTCTTAACATCTATTAATTTTTGATAGTGTTTTGCTAATTGTATTTTAGTGAATTGATGTTTTTCACTTAAATTAGGTTCATTATTTTCTATGTATATACTATAGATTATATTTTTCATCATATCTCCATACGGCGTCAAAGTCTTTGCAGACAGCGTGTACTATTTTTGTTTCTTTTGGTATAAAATGTTGACTATCAAAGAAGTAATGCCACCTTCTATCTAACCATTGTATACCAATTTTATTTATATTTACTTTATATGAAAAGATTGTTTCATTATCATATCTAAACATATCAATAATATTTTGTGGATACATACCATCTTTATCATTTCTTAATTTTGTCATTAAATCTATTGTATCTTTAAAATCACCAAAGAAATCTAATTTTAAAATTTGTTCTTTTGAAGCACCAATGATACCAGTATTGATAACATCATTTTTAGGATCAAGTCCTTTCTCTATAAGCATTGCTTGACAATTAAAATACTTTGCTGTTGGACTTCTAATGCCGTGTTTAATTTCATCTATACTCATCATCATTTTATTAATCATAGTATTGTTATTATAAACAGCAATATGATTTTGTATATCCCATATATCAAAAAAGGAATCTTTGGTTACAGGTACAGCATCAAAATCTAAATATAAAATTTCATCATATTTTTTTGCTAGTTCATATAGTAAATGTATCTTGTAAAAATTTACAATTTCATAACCTGTTAATTCTGGAAAGTCTTTACGTAGATTTTTTTCAAAGGTTTGATAACGTTTATCATATTCAAACATAATAAAAGTTGCACCTATGGTGTCAGCATAGTTGCGTTTGGATTCAATTAACCTTTTATAGTGCTTTTTAAATGCATTAACGGTTATGATTGCCTTTTCTGCTGTGTCTTTTCTATGCTTTGATTTACCATAATGCTCTTTCGCTGGCACATCAATGTAGATACTGTAAATTGCTCTTTTCATACTCATATAAATAATACTAGACTATTTATTAAAGATTATGGATACTATATTAAAAGTGATTGATGGAGTGACCACGGATAGACTGGTCAAGTCTATTATAAATTCACTAAACGAAAATCAAGAGAAAAGTAAAGATTGGCTTATAGAGAAGTCAACGAAATACTTTAGCTTTTTTAATTCTCCTTCTGTAGTTATAGCGGCAGGTTGGTATGGGCATTTAGCAAATAAGCTAAAAGAATATACTAAAGGAGAGATTGTTTCCTTTGATAAAGACCTAATGTGTAAAAAGATTGGGCAAAGACTTTATAAAGATATTACATTTACAGAAGCAGATGTAAAGTATTATGATATTAAAAGATTTAATATAGTTATATGTACTTCTTGCGAACATCTTGGTCAACATTTAATAGATGATTTTTTAAAGAGAAGAAAGAAAGGATCGTTAGTTATATTTCAATCAAATAATTATTTTTCAATTGACGAGCATATTAATTGTCATAATAGTGTAGTAGAATTTGAGAAGAGTTTAAAATTAGAAAAGGTATTATATAGGGGCACTTTAAAATTGGATAAGTATGAAAGATATATGGTGATAGGATTATGAAGATATTATTAACAGGTAGTGATGGATTTATTGGTAAAAATCTTTCAGTATGGTTATCAGAAAAACATTTTGATGTAATTGGTTTAGACCGTAATACAGGTAAAGAATTACTTACCTGTGATTTAAAATATGATGTTGATTGTGTTGTACATCTGGCAGGTCTATCTGGTGTCAGACAAAGTTTTGAAAATCCTACAGACTATTGGAAACAAAACGTTATCGTAAGTCAAAGAATATTTGACTATTTTAAAGATACAAGAATTTTGTATGCAAGTTCAAGTACTGCATATGAACCCTGGAGAAATCCTTATGCAATGAGTAAGTATAGTATGGAACAAATTGCTCCTGCAAATAGTTTAGGTATGAGATTTACTACTGTATATGGACCAGGTGCAAGAGATACTATGTTGATACCAAAAATTTTAAAAAATGATGTGCCATATGTTAATACAAATCATAGTAGAGATTTTATACACGTGTATGATATTTGTTCAGCGATTGAATCTATATTAAGACAAAAATCAATTACAGCATTTCCTGAAAAGACAGGTGCAATAGATATAGGAACAGGTATTACAAATAAGTTAACTGATATGATGGACTACTTTGGAATTACTCCTGAAAAAAGAGTTGGTGGTGATACTGAAAGACTTGACAACAAAGCAAACATAGACGCAATGACAAGTTATGGTTGGGAACCTCAATATGAAGTAAAGAAATATATTGAAGATAATAGGAGAACGAATTAAATATGAGTTACTTATATGACACAATAGCAAGATATGGCGACCTTATTCCTTTGAATTGTAATTTAAAGTATAAAATATTTGAGGAAGGTTTAAAATTATTTGATGATAAATGGGTTCAATATAATCCTAGAAAAAAGATTGCTAGGTATGGTTTAAGTATTACTAGTTTGGATGGTAATTTTTCTGGCATACCAGATTTGGATTCAATAAAAGAATATAATAGAGAAAATAATTTAAAACTTAATGAACCAGATTTTAAAACTCTAACCCCCTTTTGGCCTTATGTTGAATCAGTATTATCAAAATTTAAAAATCATTTAGGAAGAACTCATATTATTAAGATGTCAGCGGGTGGACAATTTCCATCTCATAGAGACCATTTTGATAGAGAATTACCAACGTGTAGATTATTTGTTCCAATCTATAATTGTAATCCACCATATAATTATTTTATTTTAGATAATAAAGTTTTGAATTTTGAATACGGAAGATTATATTTTTTAAATACTGCTAAAGAACATATAGTATTTACAAGTAAACAAGAATCAATGTTTATAGTAGCAAATACTATCTTAACAGAAAAATCTACTGATTTAATATTACATAATATGATGAGTAGTTAAATGAACTCATACCAATGTATAAATGATATAATAAGTATTGATGAAAGAAAGCAACTTTTGTCTGAAGCAATGAGTTATAATTATGAAAATTATAAAACTTATAAAGGAACACCTACAGGAATACAAGTTGTTAGTACATACAAAGGAGCTGTTCCTATAGTAGGTTTGGTTAAAAAAATGATTAATAAGACCAACCCTAAATTGAATTTTTTTATAGCAGTTTTTATGAAGTTTGCTCCAAATGATGGAACTGGAATAGGTAACAATAACTATGGTATTCATAAAGATGACCACCTTGGAAGAACGTCTTGTATTACTTGGGCATTATATCCAGAATTAAAAGATTTTTCTCCCATAAAATATTATAATGAAGATGAAACTTTTAATGAAGCTGTATATTATAAAGAGAAACCTTTAATCATTACAACTAGAAATAATCATAGTGTTGATAATAAAAGTGAAAAAGCAAGATATACTTTTCAAATATGTTTTTATGATTCAATAGAAAAATTGGCAGAATTAGACCAAAAGGGAGAATTGTTTATATGAAAACAGATATAAAAACTCTTCGCCAATACGCTAGATTAAAAAAACTTCCTGAAGTTATTAATCTTGGTAATATTGAAGAAAGTAAAAGATTATCTCTATTAAAAGATGTTGATAAAACACCTATAAGTAATGAACGTGCTATTAATAATAGAAAGGGTGTGTATGGTGTAGAACATAATTATTTAACACCAGCAGGAAAAACTTATAATCAAAGGCATATAGATTACTTTAATATTGATATAGAATGCTTAAAAAATTTTATAGATAAATCTGATTGGAGATATGCAGAATTAGAAAAAAAATCAAATATACCTGAACATTTAGATAACCCTTATTATTATAGATTAATTGTTATGTTAAAAGGCGAACACGAATTTATTTCAAAAAAAAATAAAATTATAATGCGTGAAGGAGAGGTTTGGTTTATTAACTCCGCTTATCACCATTCGGTATACAATATTAACAAAGATAAAAGAATTGCATTGTTAGGAAAAATGGAGATTAATGAAAACAATACCAAATTATTACGAGCTAGAACCTGAAAATAACATTTTTCAAGATGTTGTAATTGATGTTACACATAGATGTAATATGAATTGTAAGAATTGTTATATTCCAAATAGAGAAATACCTGATATGGATATTAACAAAATGTTAGAGGCAATTAAAAAGTTTCCTAAAAAAACAATGATACGAATTATTGGTGCAGAACCAACTATGCGTAAAGATTTACCAGAAATGATAACTCTTATTAAAAAAACTGGTCATAGGTGTACTTTAATTACAAACGGTTTAAGATTAGCAAATGACTCATATGTAAAAACTTTAAAACAACACGGTTTAACACATTGTTATATTAGTATGAATGGTGCTGATAATGATGATTGGTATGAGAAAATAGATGAGTTAAGATGTGCTACTAAAAAAGTAAAAGCTCTTGAAAATTTAAAAAATAATAAATTTCTTATTGACACAGGAACAATTATTGTAAAAGGTATTAATGATGATGTAATAAGTAGACTATTATCTATGTTTGAAAGATTAGAAGTTAAAAATGTAATGGCTAGAATAAAAAATGTAGGCAATCTTGGTAGAAGTATGTATGATAATGAAAGTGGAAATTATACTATGGATGATTTGATAGGGTTGGCAAGTAAACAAACTGGTCTTAGCGTAGATTATATTGAATCGTGGCGAAACAAACCTATCTATCAAAACACCGAACCAGAAATAGATAGTTTTATTTTTCCATTAAAAAAAGAACAAGAAGGTAAACTATTACATAAAAGTGGTATATGGTTTAAAATAGCAAATTGGAAAGGCAATGGCGGTAAAATACCTTTTGCAGGTCAAACTAGAAGAGGTAGATTAACACCTGATTTTAAAGTTGCACCTTTCTTTGAACACGTGGTAGCAAATGAAGGCGGATATTAATATAAAAAATGTTTTAAATGATAAAGATACATTATCTAAATTATCATCTAAAGCAGTAAAAGACTCTTATCATAATTTTCACAATTTTGATAGAAGACTATCAAATTATTTAAATTATCATATTGTAGAATATGAAAATGAAGTTATTGCAATGGCAGGAATGTTTCAAAGTAAATTTTGGCCTTCTAATTTTGTAAGAGTATTAGATAGATGTTATTATTTTAAAAAGGTAAGAAGTAATACATTGAATTCTTATCAAACAGGTGGAATTGCTACAACTCATTTATTACCTTTACATATAAAAATAGCGTTAGAAAAAAACTTGATACCTTTCTTTTCAATAGCTGGTATTAAAAGAAGAGCTGCTATGAAAAAGATGATAAAGAGGTGGAATATTAATCACAAACACAAATTAGTGCTGTTGCCTAAAATGTACTTTACCTGTAATCAAAATGTTGATGAAAATCCAAACGATATTTTTTGCTGGCAAAATGTTGCAATTTTAGACGTTGATGGTTATAAAAATTTTAATTTACCTTACCGTGAATTAAAGCGTAACTGAAGGTTCAGTTTCACCAACTAGTTCCTCAGTAAATACTATATTATTACTTGAGCAATAGTTTTCTCTAGCAGTTTCATTAGCAACTCCTATATCACTTTCTTGTAATAAATCGGCAGTTGCTCCATCTTTGTAATTTAATTTATAATATTGCTTTAAACCATCATTTGACTCAAGCTTTTCGTAAGATATAATAGATGGATTAGCTCCATCATCTGCTTTTAAGCTTTCTATATATGCTTTTGCTTCATCATTAACTTGATACCACTCCGTATCAGTATTTGGTCTGGTGTATGTAATTAGTGTCCAGAAACTCATAAATATTCTCCTTTTAATATGTAACATTATTATTTATACCTGTATAAATAGTAATATGAGTTTAAAAATGGAGATAAATGTATGATAACAATTGACAAAAAAGAGTATGATGAAACGAAGTTTAGTCCTGAATTACAGAATTGCATAGCAGTAAGACAAGAAATCCAGGTAAGCAAAACTAGACATTTAATTGAGATTGAAAAGATAGATGTTTTAACTAAATATTACAACGAAAAAATAGTCAAATTGATTAAAAAAGAAGTACCAGAATCCGAGAAAAAGTAAATGGCAGCAATAGCTAATCTAACGATAGACCAAGGCGCAACCTTTAGTTCAGACGTAACTGTAAAGGATGCTAATGGACAGGCGTTTGACCTAACTGGTTATACGGCGGCGGCGAAGATGGCTAAAGGTTTTGCTTCCACAAGAACAAGAATTAATATGTCTACTTCAATAGCAGCAGACGCTACCACAGGAGTAGTTACTCTCTCATTAACAGCAACAGAAACAGGTGATTTGGATGCTGAGAGATATGTGTACGACCTTGAGATTACAAAGGATGCTGGAGTTACTAGAGTTATTGAAGGCATTATAACTGTAAGACCACAGGTTACTGTCTAATTAAATATTATAAATATTCACAGGAGAGAATTGGATGGCAGATATTACAGCCACGGTAGGGCAAAAAACTACTACAACAGCAAATATAAATGTAAATACTGGAGATGGTCCAGAGGCAGTTTCGGTAACTTTACCATCTACGGTAGCAGTACAAAATTCTTCCCTAAAATTTGCTCTTCTTGGTGATGTTGACACAACACATTTAGATGATGGCGCAATGATTCAATATAGGTCTAGTGATAATAAATTTGTAACTAGAACCGAAATAGTTACTACAACAGGAACACTATTATTTAATTGTGGGAGTTTTTAAAAACTAGCATATGGCAACAGTAATACAGATAAAACGTTCATCAAGTACTTCAGCACCAGCTACATTAAAACTTGGGGAATTAGCATTTACTTATGGAACAGGAACTCAAGGTAATCTAGGAGATAGATTATTCATTGGGGAAGGTGGAGTTGATGGAAATGGTGACGCAAATAATATATCAGTTATCGGTGGACAATATTTCGCTGAAATTTTGGATCACGTACAAGGTACATTAACAGCAAACGGTGCTGTAATAGTAGACGATAATAAAGCAATAGACCAATTAATTGTAGGTAATTCTACTAGTGCAGGTGGGGAAATAAGATTTAACGAAGGCACAAATAATGGTACAAATTTTGTAGGACTAAAAGCTCCTAACTTACTATCAGCTACAACAACATTTGCATTACCAGGTGCTGATGGAGCTCCTGGTCAGTTCTTAAAAACTGATGGTGCTGGTAATTTAGAGTTTATGACTGTTAATCAATATATTGATTTAGCAGGTGATACAGGAACAGATACTTACAATACAGCTGAAACATTAACTTTCGCTGGTGGCGCAGGTATGGATACAGTTGTTACCGATAACAATGTAGAAATTCAGGCGAACACATTAACAGATTCAAATTTATCGGGTAGTGCAGGTATATCAAATTCTAATTTAGCAAATCCTACTACAACATTAGGTAGTTCAGTATTAACTTTAGGTGCTACTGAAACAGATATTGCAGGATTAACTTCTTTAGTAATTGATGACATTACAATTGACGGTCAATCAGTTACAACAACAGCGGCAAATAAAAATATTAATTTAACACCACACGGAACAGGTACAGTTATTTTACCAAGTGGTTATGAAGATAGAGCAGGATTTCAAAATCAATCAGTTGCAAACAAAGCATACGTTGACCAAGTTGCTCAAGGTTTAGATACTAAACCATCTTGTAAAGCAGCAACAACTGCTGATTTAGTAGCAACTTATAATAATGGAACATTAGGTGTTGGTGCAACATTAACAGCAGATTTTAACGGTGCAATATCAGTTGACGATATAGCATTAAGTGTTAACGATAGACTTTTAGTTAAAGACCAAACAGACGCAACCGAAAACGGTATTTATAAAGTTGACCAAGTTGGTACTGGATCAACTCCTTTTATATTAACAAGAGCAACTCCAGAAGACCAACCATCTGAATTAAGTGGTGGTTCATTTGTATTTGTAGAAGAAGGAACTATTGGTTCTAACAATGGATATACATTTACACATACAGGACAACCAACATTTGGAACAACTGATTTAGATGTATCACAATTTTCTGGTGCAGGTCAAATTACTGCAGGTGCAGGTTTAATTAAAGATGGTAATACGATAGATACAAATCCTGACAATAGTTCAATTGAAGTTTCAGGTGACCAAATAAGAGTTAAACCTTTAGGTGTTCAAAATTCAATGGTTGCAAATAATACTTTAACAGGTGAGAAATTTGCTGATCCTCTTTATTTCAAAGATGAGTCTTCAACACAAGGACAAGTTTCAATTGGAGGCACTTTAGAATTTTTAGCAGGTGAAGGAATTAATACAATTGCTAGTGGCAATCAATTACAAATAGTTGGAGAATTAGCAAGTACATCAAACATTGGTGTTGCTTCTTTTTCTGCTGATAACTTTACAATAACAGCTGGTGACGTTGAAGTAACTACAGTAGATGGAGGAACTTTCTAATGTTTGGTTGGATAAAAAGATTAATTAATAAAACAGTTAGTTCTTACGAACCAGTTAAACCAAAGACTACTACTATTACAATTAAAGATTTAAAGAACAAAACAAAAAAAGAATTAGAGAGAATTGGTAGAAAATTAGGAATTGAATTAGATAGAAGATTATCTAAAACAAAATTAGTAAATAGAATTAAATTTAGGGCGAAATTAAAAAGGAAGAAATAAACTATGGCAACAAAAATAAAACCATACCGTACAGAAGTAGCAACTCGTATTCCAGACGCAAATAATATGGATGTTGGAGAGTTGGCTGTTAATGTAACAGATGGTAAATTTTATATAAAAAAATCAGCTGGACAGATTAAAGAAATTGGTGGTGCAGGTTCGGTAACTTTGCAAGACGCAACTAGTAATGGTTCTATTACAAATAGAGATATTACTATGAACGGATCAAATTTTATATTTGAAGGGAATTTAGAAAATGCGTTTGAAACTACTTTATCAGTAGAAGAACCAACAGCAGATAGAATATTAAAATTACCTAACACTTCAGGTACTATTGGTACTTCGGATGACGCATTAGCATATTCTGTAGTTTTTGGTTCATAGGTTTGTTGAAAGATTATGCCGTCAACATTTAAAAATGCAGGAATGACTGTAGGGGTTTTAGATAATTCCTCAGCAGATTTATATACAGCAGGTGGTTCTGAAACTGCTGTAATTCACGCATTATATATTTCAAATAAAAGTGGATACAGTACAGCAAGAGTTAATGTAAAAGTTACTACTGACGGTGGAACAACTTATAGACATATAGGTAGAAATTTAGAAGTTCCTGCTAGTAATACATTAACTTTAGATAAACCAGTAAATTTGGAGAACAATGACATATTAAGAGTGGTCGCTGATCCTTCTCCTGATTCAACTTCTGTTGATGTTGAGGCAGTAGCAAGTATATTGGCAATAACTTAATAAATAAATATAGAGAAATAAAATGGCTTATATAATCCCAGGAGAAATCAAAAAACAAAAAGTATTCAATGGTATAAGACGTACTAAAGAGGGTATGTGTTATCTATCTTCTATTGATCCAAATTTTACTACTCAACCAATAGAAGTATCAAAGTACTATGAAGATGGTAAATCTGATAGTGTTGCTAGAGATGAAGGAGATTACCTTGAAGAAAGATTAGAGATGTTTGAAGTTCAATATTTCACAGGTGACGGTGCTACCAAACAATTTACAATATCAACACCAGTTTTAAATGAAACAAGAATAGCTTGTTTTATGGATGGTGTTAGACAAGAAGCATTTTCAACCTATACATTAACAGGTGGAACATCACTAAATTTCGTATTAATTCCAGCGTCAGGTGCTAGTATTGTGGTTGGTCAAATTAATAAAAGATACTATAATAATGATAGCGATAGGTACCAACAAATTAAATATTCAGATGATACCACAACTACATTTCTTATAAATAGTGATAGTGGAGATTTAGTTAGAAGAAGTAAGCAAATAGCAATAAGGTCAGAATTAGCAATTGATGACTTTAATACTTTTGAAGATTTAACGTCAACGGTTAATGCAACGACTTATCAAAGCGCTGTTTAAGATGGACAAAATTAGTAGGTAAATAGAGAGAAAAATGGCAGATTTCAAATTAGGACGATTAAAGTTTAAATGGAGAGGCGATTGGTCAGGAACAACTGGCTATGTTATTGATGATATCGCAAAATATGGTGGTAATGCTTATGTGTGTATTCAAAATCACACGTCACCAGCAACAGAACAAGATTTTTATACAAGTCCTGGAACATTTACAGAATATTGGCAATTACACCAAGAATCATTTTACTTTAAAGGTGCATATGCTGACGGAACTTGGTACAAATTAAACGACCTAGTTTCTTATGGTGGTAAACAATACCGTACTACAACAGCTCACACATCATCAGGCACAGTATTAAATCAATCTAATTTTGAACAATTTAGTGATGGTATTATTTTTAAAGGTGATTATGCCTCTAGTACACAATACAAATTAAACGACCTAGTTAAGTATGGTGGTAGAACATATAGATGTACTACTGAACATACATCAGCGTCTGGTGGTGATATCAATATAGTTTTAGGAAACTTTGATATTTATAGTGAAGGTTTAGCATTTAAAGGCGACTTCCAAGTTAACACATATTACAAATTAGATGATGTTGTTAAATTTGGTGCATATCAATATAAATGTATTGTTGCTCATACTTCGGGTGGTGCTCTATCAGATTTTGCTGAAGAAAATTTTTCAGTTTATTCAGAAGGTTTACAATTTGAAGATTCTTATAACGCTGCTACAGTTTACCAACAAGGTGATGTAGTAACTTATGGTGGGTATTCTTATGTTTATGTTCAATCAAATGAATCTTCTGGCAATACACCAGGAACTCCAGCTGTACAAGAAACAACAGGTGGAGATATTACTACATCAACTGCTCACGGAAGAAGTGTTTCCGATTTAATTGAAGTAAGAGATATAGTAGTACAATGTGATACAGGACAGAAAACATATCCAATACACTCAACGTCTACTCAATTTACAGTAGAAGCAGCAAATTTATCAGCTACTGATTTCCAAATTGAATTAGGAACAAGTGCTATTGCACAATCTTATGTTAGTGGTGGTACGGTTCTTAAATCTAATGGTACTAGATTAGCAATTACAGGTTTTGTTTATAATACAGCAACTGGTAAAGTAGTAATTACTACAGCAACGCACGGATTATCAGCAAGTGATACAATAGATGTATTTGGAGTTCAAACAACTTGTGCTTTTGGAACTAAAGTTTATCCACAAGCACCTTATTCAGGACTTTATCCTGTTAAAGCAGCACCATCAGCTACAAAATTAAGTATCTTTTTAGCACCAAGTAATATTGACCATACTTATGTAAGTGGTGGTACAGTTAAATTAGCAACAGTTTCAAATGTTGGAAGTTCAACTGCTCTTACTGGTTTTTCTTATGATAATGCAACAGGACTTATTACAGTAACATCTGCTACTCACGGATTAAGTAGAAATGATTTAGTTAAATTAGATAGTATAGTAGTTGAATGTTCAACAGGACAAAAAACATATCCTAATACTACAAACTATTCAGGAATATTTAAAGTTTATGATGTACCTGACGCAGGTACATATGTTATTGCTACTGATAAATCAGCAATTGTTCATACTTATGTAAGTGGTGGAACTTCTCAAAAGGTTTCATATACTACAAGCGATTCAAAAAATGTTTCCAATTTCATTTTTAATCGGTCAAATAAAAAGTATTGGGATGTAGTAACTACAGGTTTTAAAGCACAAGGTGTTTATGTACACGGAACATTATACAAAACTGGTGATACAGTTCAGTATGGTGGTAATTCTTATGTATGCGTATTAGACGCTCAAAGTCAAAGACCTTCATTAAATACTGGTTTTGTAAATACAACTTATTGGTCTTTAGTAGTTGAAGGATTTAAATGGACAGGTGCATATAGTACATCTACAACTTATAATATTGGTGAAACAGTTAGATATCTTGCTAACTCTTATGTAAATTTAAAAGACCAAGTTCTTAATATAGAACCAGGTACAGATGGAACAGTTTGGCAAGGTATTGCTTTAGGTGACTCTGGTGCTGTATTACAGACTCGTGGTGATATGATTACGCAGTCCGAAGCGGGTACTGCTAGATTACCTATAGGTCTTCCAGGTTCAGTATTAACTAATGATGGTTTTGATGTTCTATGGTCTGGTAATTCAGCTAAAAATGTTATATGGGTTTCTCCAACAGGAGTAGATGGTGATTCAGGATCAGAAAGTCAACCTTATAAAACATTAGCATATGCTGTTAAACACGCAAAACATCACGCTATTAGAGAAATAAAAGAACAGTCTGGTGGTATCGGCGGTACGGAAGACGTTTATAATAATATTCGTGGAATTTCTTCAAGAGAATTTGAAGTTAGTCAATATAATATAACTGCTAATTCTTTTGAAATTCAAATGGGAACTGACACCAATGCTCATACTTATGTAAGTGGTGGTACAGTTAGAAAAGCAGATGATACTACTTTAACAATAACTAACGCTCCATATGCTCACGGTTCAGGTGTTATTACAATTCACACTTCTACAGCTCACGGATTATTAGCAACTAATAAAGTAAGATTATGGGGATTAAATTATACTTGTTCTAACGGTGCAAAAACATATCCAGAAGTTGGTGGTCCATCACTCTATAGAGTTAATACTAAAGGTGGTTCTGTTAAAGTTGATATAGTTAACGGTTCAGCTAACCATAAAGTAGATGAGTGCGTTAGAATTGATGGTAATGATATAGGGTTTACAGGTCCTACAGGTGGAGATGTAACTACAGCAATTCCTCACGCTAGAAGTGTTGGAGATTTAGTTGAAATAAGAGATTTACTAGTAAGTTGTCCTACAGGAAATAAAACATATCCTGTAATTTCAACGAATACAGCATTTACAGTAGAAGCAGCAAATTTAACAGGAACAACATTTCAAGTTGATATTGGAACAAGTACTGTTGCACAAACTTATGTAAGTGGTGGTGAAGTTGTTAAATCAGATAACAGTAGACTAGCAATTACAAATTTTGTTTATAATATAGCAACAGGTAAAGTTGTAATTACTACAGCAACACATAGTTTATCAGCAAGTGATACAGTTAACTTATTTGGAATTAAAACAAATTGCGAATTTGGTGATAAAGTTTATCCACAAGTTCCAGTTTCAGGAGTTTATCCTGTTGTATCAACAAAATCAGCTACAGAATTAAATTTCTTTTTACCACCAAGTAATGTTGCACATACTTACGTTAGTGGTGGTACAGTTAGATTAGCAACAGTTTCAACTGTTGGTAGTTCATCAGCAGTTACTAATGCTGTCTATGATAATCTAACAGGACTTATTACAGTAACAGCTACTTTACACGGATTAGCAAATGGCGATTTAGTTAAATTAGATAGTATATTATTCTCTTGTTCTATGGGAAGTAAAACATATCCTGATAATACTTTCAGTTCAGGAATATTTAAAGTATATAATGTAGTTGACGCCAATACATATATTTTTGGTACTGACAAATCAGGATTTGCACATACTTATGTAAGTGGTGGTACTTCTCAAAAAGTTACCTATGTAACTAGCGAACAGAAATCTGTTGACGCTTTCACTTATAAACGAGTTGGTGGTTCTAATGTTTTAAACTTTAAAGTTAAGAGTACTGCAGGAGATACAATCAGACTTAAAAACGGTACTTTCACAGAACAATTACCAATGAGAGTAAGAGAAGGTGTTTCAATAGTTGGAGAAAGTTTAAGAAATACAAGAATACATCCAGCACCTGGAACAGGTTCTCAAATTGCAACAGTAGAATTATTACAAAATGCTAGTGGTGCAACAGATGGTGCTTACAATTATATTCACCAAGGTAGAGCCGAAAGAAGTTATACAGTTTTAGATGTACCAGCCGCTGATTCATTTACAATCAATGTAGGTACTGATCCTAGAGAACACTCATATGTTGATGGTGGTATAGTTACAAATGCCGCTTATGCTAAATTTACGGTAACAAATGCTCCATATGTTCACGGTACAGGTGTTATTACAATTACAACTTCTACTAACCACGGATTATCAGCAAGTGATACTATCAAATTATCAGGTTTAAAATATCATTGTGATGAAGGAGAAAAAGTTTATCCACAAAATGGGGATGCTTCAGTATGGAACGTAGTGATATCAGGTGGTGTCGCAACACAAATTATAACTTATCACGGTGGTATTAATTTTGAAGTTAATGATATAATTACATTAAACTCGGCAGATGTTGGTACTGGTGGTGACATAACATTAAAAGTTAAAAAATTAGAAAATAACAAAGCTTGTAACTGGTTATTACTTAACGAAAAAAATAATATAAGAAATATGACTTTCTTGGATCTTAATGAAAAGAAACAGTCAGGAGGATTATATCAAGTAACAGTAACATCAGGAACAGAATTCCAAGTTCAAATGGGAACATCAACTTTTGTACATACGTATAAGAGTGGTGGTCACGTTATTCCAGTTGGTTCAGAAGGAACTAAATTAGGATTATCTAATATTCTTTACAATAATGCCAACGGTAGGGTTACAGTTACTACAAGCAATTCTCACAGTTTAACTACAGGCGATTGGGTTACTTTAGGGAAAATGAAATTTGAATGTGATTTAGGAGAAAAAGTTTATCCAAGTGGTCCTTACGAACAAGCTCTTACATCTTTAGACCCAATTGGTAATATATATCTTACTTCACCTTATGTACAAAACTGTACATCTTTAAATCCAGGTGCTTGTGGAGTTCAAATTGACGGTAATCTCCACTTACGTCCTTTCCCACGAAGTTATAAATCAATGTTGGCAAATGACTTTACACAAATTAATGAAGATGGAATTGGTATTCACATTTTAGGATATGGACGTGTTGAAGCGGTGTCAGTATTCGTATACTATTGCGACAAAGCCGTTTATGCAGAATCAGGTGGATTTATTCGTGCCTTAAACTGCTCACACGCATATGGAGAACAAGGTGTTGTTGCTTCAGGTACAAACGAAGCAGAAGTTCCTATCAATCTTAAATCTCGTGGTATGATGTTGCAATGGGACAAAGATACTTTTGGTGGAACAGCAACTGCTTCAGATATAGAAAATTCAATTGCAGTACAAGGTCAAGGTACAGCTACAATAGTAGGTAGTGAATCTGGCGCAACTGCTACACTTTTCAGATATAATGTATCATTACTATATTTACATATAGAAAATATTACTGGTAACTTTAAACAAGGTGAAACAATTACAATTACAAAAGAAGATTCAACAACATTTACTGTTGATTTGGATTCTTACTTTGGTGGTCAATCAGGTTCTACAGGCGCAGATGTAACTACAGCACTTGCTCACGGAAGAAGTTCTGGAGAATTAATTGAAGTATCAGATGTAATATTGAGTTGTCTTTCTTCTGATTCAACAGTTATAGGAAATAAAACATATCCTGTATCATCTACTACTACACAATTTACTGTAGAGGCACCAAATTTAACAGGAACAACATTCCAAGTTGATTTAGGAACAAGTAATACAGCACAATCTTATGTTAGTGGTGGTACACTTCTTAAAACTGGTGGTACTAGATTATCAATTTCAAATTTTGTTTATGATATAGCGACAGGTAAAGCAATAATTACTACACCAACACACGGATTATCAGCGAGTGATACTGTAAATTTATTCGGAATTAAAACAAGTTGTGTATATGGAGTTAAAGTTTATCCACAAGTTCCTACTTCAGGAATCTTTAATGTTAAATCATCTAGTTCATCTACTAAATTAAATTTCTTTTTAGCACCAAGTGATATTGAACATACTTATGTTAGTGGTGGTACAGTTAAATCAGCAACACCAACTAGTGTTGGTAGTGAAGTTGAAATTAGTAATGCTAGTTATGATAATGTAACAGGACTTATGACGATAACAGCACCTACTCACGGTTTAATAGTTAATGATTTAGTACAATTACAAGGAATGCAATTCACTTGTTCAACAGGTAGTAAAGCATATCCTGATGATATATTAAGTTCAGGAATATTTAAAGTTTATGATGTGCCTGACGCAAATACATATATCTTTGGTGTTGATAAATCAGCAATTGCTCATACTTATGTAATTGGTGGTACTTCACAAAAAGTTACCATCGCTACAACTGGTACTGTTAATGTTTCAGGTTTTGTTTTCAACAGAACAGCTGCTGCTCAACAAGGACAAAGGGGTCCTTTGATTGCAATGAAATCAGGTACAACAACTTTAAATGCTGTTGATATGATAGCATTAGCAAGTAATGTTAAATTCCCTAATGATAATACATTTTATAGAGTAGGGTTAGTATCAGAAGAAGATACGAGTGCTGGAACAGCAGTAATAAGATTAACTAGTAATATTGGTTTGAGTAAAGCCAAAAATGAGGATACAGTTAATAACATAACAGAATTATACTCAAATATTCGTTTAACAGGTCACGACTTCTTGGATATAGGTACTGGTGATTTTACTACAACTAACTATCCATTAACACCTTTACAAGCGTCTGACCAGTCAGATGAAGTAACTGAAGTTAACGGTGGTCGTGTATATTGGGTATCAACTGACCAAACTGGTGACTTTAGAGTTGGTGATTTATTCAAAATTGAACAAGCAACTGGTAGTGCAACATTAAACGCAGACGCATTTAACCTTTCAGGATTAAGTGAATTAAAACTTGGTTCTATTGGTGCAGAATTAGGTGCTGCCATAAATGAATTTAGTACAGACGCAACTTTAGGCGGTAATTCAAATACAGCCATACCTACTGAAAATGCTGTTGTCGGTTATATGACAAGAGATAATGCAGGTACAGGTGCGTGGGTTCCACCAACAGGAACATCAGCACAAAGACCTGTAGGCGGTGAATTATTTGCAGGTGCTTTAAGATACAATTCTTCAATAATTTCTTGGGAAGGTTATAATGGAACAAGTTGGACAGGTCTAGCTGGAGGAACTCCTTGGACAACTCTAGTTGGAGATGGTTCAACTGTACCTGTAGCAATAGGTGGACAAAGATTATTAATAGATACAAGTTTATTTGCAATGACAGTTAAATTGCCTGCTAGTCCACTAGTAGGAGATTCACTTGTATTTTTAGATTTAAACGGATCATTTCAATTAAGACCTTTAACTGTTGATAGAAATGGTAACGATATTATGAATTTACAACAAGATATGATTGCTGATATCAACCACGCAGGATTCACTTTAGTATATACTGGATCAACAAACGGTTGGAAATTAGTAGAAGTAGCGTAATAAATAAATATAGAAGAGAATTATAAATGAGTAAATTAACAGATTTTACAGTCACATCCGCTGAGAAAGATGACTTTTATGGATTCCATAGAGTTGCTCCTTCTCAAACGATACATAGAACCCTTACCTTAATTACTGGTAATGAAAGTGTATATGAATATACATTAGGAACAGGTTGGGATATTTCTACATTAGCATATACAACATCTTATTACATAGGGTTTAATGATTCAAATCCATTAAACACAACGTTTAGTACTGATGGAACAAAAATGTTTGTTATGGGTAATGCAGATAAACACGTTGATGAATATACATTGACTACAGCTTTTGATGTTTCTACAGCAAGTTGGAGAACACATAAAGATGTATCTGCTCAAGATGATAATCCAAGGTCAGTAAGATTTAATCCAGACGGAACTAAAATGTATGTTGTGGGTAGAGATGGAGTACCAAGTGCAGGTATAGCTGCTTCTAATATTAATGAATATGCATTAACTACAGCTTGGGATATTACTACAGCAACTTATACAGATTTATTTTCTTGTCTTGCTCAAGATACTGCTATTAGTGATATGCAATTTAATGCTGATGGAACTTTATTACTTGTTCTTGGCGATACTGGTAATGATGTTAATGAATATGATTTAAGTACAGCGTATGATGTTTCTACAGCAACTTTCGTAGATTCTTTTGTTATCGGCGCTCAAGAAACAGAACCAGCTGGTTTATATTTTAATACAGATGGAACAAGAATGTTTATTGCAGGAACAGATGGAGATGATGTTATACAATATCCATTAGTAACAGGTTTTGATGTTTCAACTACACAAGCACTTACACACGAAGTTGGTTTAACTAATGCTCCTTCAGCACCAACAATGAACCCACGTGGTTTAACTTTTAATGCTGATGGAACAAAACTGTATGTTTTAGGAACTGCTGGTACGTTAATGATTGATGGTGGCGAAGATGAATTACCATATAGTCACGTAGCTAGAAGTCAAAACACTATGACATTTCTTGAAGGAAATACGTATGTGTTTGATGTTTCTCAAACTGCTTTAGTCGGACACTCATTAAAATTCTCAACAACAGTTGATGGTACACATAAAGCAGGTGGAACTGAATATGTAACAGGAGTAAGTTCATCTGGAACTCCTGGAACTCCTGGAGCTACAACAACAATTATTGTTCCAAGTAAAACACCAAGTACAGACCCAGGAAGTGCTGTAGATAAGTTGTATTATTATAATGGTGGTCATCCAAGTCAAGGTGGTGAAATTTTTACACCTGAATGGAAAGGCAATTTACAGATTACTTACACTAATGGACTTGATGATATTGACACTAGATATAAAACTAAACATCAAGAAGATATATTTGAGGATAGTGTACTATGGAAAAGAGGGTTGGCATTTACGGTAGTCAACGGAAACCTAACCATAGAAATGGGATAAAAAATTATCTGAATTAACTAAAATGGTAGAAGAGAACTATTATAAATATAAATAAGGATCAAGAGAATTATGGCAACTATAAATTTAGGAAGAATTAAACCAGTATTTCAAGGGGCATATAATGCTGCTACTGCTTATGTAGTGGACGACATTGCTACCTATGGAGGCGAAACTTTTATTTGCATTTTAGCTTCAACTGGAAACGCAACTTCAAATGCAACCTATTGGTCTAAAATAGCCAAAAAAGGTGATGACGTAACACAACTTACTACCCACGGCGATATGCTGTTTAGGGATGCAAGTGGTGTACAAAGATTAGCGGCAGGCACACCAAACCAAATGTTAGTAACTAAAGGTTCTAGTGCTGATCCTGTTTGGGGTTCTTCAACTTCAATTTTATGGGAAGCAAAAACAGCTAACTTTACTGCTGTTTCTGGCGGTGCATATATATGCAATACAACAGACGGTGTATTTACAATGACACTACCTGCTTCACCAGTAGATAACGACTTTGTTATTATCAATGATGGTATGGGAGTTTTTGATACAAAAAATCTTACAGTTGATAGAAATGGTGAAAACATAGCAGGAAGTGCTACAGATTTAATAGTAGACAAAAAGTATGCTACTTTCAGACTAACATATAAAACAATACCAGATGTAACTTCATCTTTTATTGGGTGGTTAATTTCATAATGAAAGATATAAACTATATAAATAGTATTACAAACAAAATTTTAGGGGAGAACATTTAATGAGTTCATTAACAACACTTTTAAGCGGCGGCAGTTCAGCTGGTGCAATAGACCACAGAAAAGAAGGTCTTCCACTATTCGGTATGTGGGGAGATAACTCCGACGGTAATCACAACGTAAACTACAGAGTCTTTGATTCTGGTTTTCAAAACGTAGGGTCACCTTGGGGTGCTGTATGTAACTCAACAACAAACTATAGATTTGGTATGTTGTCGGATGCTTCTCACGCTTATACAGATAATGACCACGGTCAACACGTATCTCACGAAAATTTAACAACACAAGATTATACATCTTGGACATATTGGAACAAAAGTACGTACCAATGTGACCAATATCCACACGCACAATATTATTCATCTTCAAGAGATGGATTCGTATCTTGGCATTCTTATCACCAATACACATCTTCTTTTGAATATCAAAATGGTTGGACAAAATTAAATATGGTTCTTCCAGAAGGAATTAGACCTAGACGTATGTTTGTTAATAGACGATTTACGTTAAGAGAAAGATATCCAGGTCAGCACGGTGCTCCAAATATAGACACGTATGATTATACTTCTCATATGTTGAATACAGACCAAACTTATTCAACTGGTACTGGATACAATGAGAAAACAAAAACTTTAGTTATGGTTCACTCTGGTGACGAAGGTGGAAATACTTCTAAAAAGATTCACATTTTCAAATCTGCTAAATGTTTAAATAAAATAGACAGAATTAAAGAATACTTTGATAACTTAACTTCAACTGAATATTTTTCTGACACTTGGACTAATCAAAATGTTAAAGATTGGTGCGTTGTTGTTGGTAATAATGACTATGTTGGATTTGGATTAAAACAAAGTAATAGTAAAAGATACGGTGTATTTGATTGTTCAGTCAAAGGCGGAACTGCTCACCAAACTGGTGCAAGTAGACAATGGTCAACTTGGCAAGATTTTACAGGATCAACAACTACATCTTACGGTGCTAATAACGGACACCAATACTACAGTAAATTTATGACGACTTGGGATGGAACTTGGGGAATGATTTATTCACCATATTATTACTATGGTCCAGGTATCAATGGTTTCTGTATGAATATAGAAAACCCTAGAAAATTTATTTGTATAAACCAAACTAAATCAAGTAGAGCCAATCCTTACTTTGCTTGGGGACGTACAGGTTTCCACGGAGGTTGGTCAGACAACTGCGATTCAGAGTCTCATAGAACATATGCTTGGTCTTTTGATCCTACGGATTCAGATGAAACAGTAAGTACACTTGTTTATCAAGGTGGTTCTTCAGGAGATGAAGTTATACCAAATAACAACTCACACGTTGGAACTACAGTAACTAATAAAACTGGAAATTACGGTTTATTCGCTGCTAGAACTTGGCTACACGGAGGTTTCTACTCAACTAACTATCCACTATTAATGCAAATTGACTGGTGGGGTCAGTTCGGAAATGCCGAAAATACTTACGGTGGAAAATACGGAACATAGGAGATTATAGAAATGGCAAGAACATATTACTTTACAATGGCAGGTGAACCTTTTTCACCAAATGCTGAAACTGGAGATGACGCAGTAGCAAAAGGAAACGCAATCAAAGTTGATGACGTTCCTGATGGTATTGAAGCGTGGAGAATGTCAATCAATCCAGATACAAAAGAATTGACAATAGTTGGCGGAGCTGGCGGTGATGAAGCGGCTGCTCTAACAGCAAAAGAACAAGCGCAAACAGATGAAGACGCTGCTGAGAAAACAAAATCTGATGATTTAAATAAAGCTAAAATTGCAGAAGCAAAAAGACTTTCAGACGCTGGTCTAGCTTAATTTATGTAGTGATTTTATTATGATAAGTATTATATTATGTATGACATCAAAGAATTAACCAAAGATATACACCAAAACGCTGAAAGACAAGAGTTTGTCAAAACTCTTATGTCAGGTTCTATTGAACCTAGACTTTATGCAACCTATCTTTACAATCAATTACAATGTTATGCTATATTAGAAAAATATGGAATAGAAAATTCTCTATTTCGTACAACTCCTAATTTACCTAGAGCAGAACATTTACATTATGATTTTAAAGCATTATGGACAAGTGAAGACCTTCCAACAGTAACTCAAAGTACTAAAGATTATGTTGCTCATATTGAAACAATCAAAGAAGACGCAGAAAAATTATACGGTCATATCTATACTAGACATTTAGGAGATGTATCTGGTGGTCAAATGATAATGAAAAGAACACCAGGACCTAATCGTTATTACAAGTTTAAACATAAAGAAATAAAAGAGTATAAACGAATAGTAAGAGAAATGATAAACAGTTATTTAAATGTTTATAAACTTAATATTCTAAATGAAGTTAAATTTTGTTTTGCAACTGCTACACAATTGTTCAAAGAAATGAACGATATGGATTATTCAAAACCTTTAATTTTAACTAACGAGGTTAAAGATGATTTGGGAACGACTAATTAAATTAGAAAAAGAAATAATCGCTATACTTGATAGACGTTGTAAAGAATACAACGAAGAGGGTATGGATAGATTTAATAATGATACTTGGACCAACCGTACTTGGTCTAATATGAGTGTAAGACGTGCTCACGTAGACGTAGTGGACGCCAGAGAAACAAAAGGTCTTTGGATGGCACACATATGTTTATTTCCAAATTTAACTAACGGAGGTCCAATTTATGGATTTGATGTTATTGCAGGTAAGAAAAAGATAACAGGTGTCTTTCACGATTTTAGTCCACTATTATTAAAAGACCATCCCTTAACAAAGTATTTTATAGAAGAGAATAAATGGTTTAAACCATCTAAAGAAAGAGAATTGCCTGATTGGGCAAAGGCTATCTTTAGTCCTGGTATGATTGCTGCTGGTAGAGTAACAGAAGAAAAAGAATTAAACCAAATATGTACTCTTGCTACGTCTAATTTAGAAAATTATCTTGACAAAATTGGTCATTATAATAGCGATTCAAAGGAAGAAGATGTAATAAGAGCACAAAATTTTTATTGCGAACACCAACAACAAAATCCACACACCCCTAGAGTAATGAAAACTCTTGGACTGCCTGAAGATGATATAAAACTATTCTGTACTGATAATTTGTTTCCGAAGATATAATTGTTATTATAAATATACAATAAAGGAACCAGTATGGCAGAACCAGCATCCAGAGAAACAGTAAAACAATACGCTTTAAGAGCATTAGGTAAACCAGTAATTGAAATCAACGTTGATGACGACCAACTGGAAGATAGACTTGATGAAGCATTACAATATTTTGCTCAATACCACTATGATGGTGTTAAAAGAACCTATTTAAAGTACAAGTATACATCAGCAGATAAAGCTAGAATTTTAGCAGATACTACTGAAACCGAATCTAAATCGTATGGTGATTCTTCTGTAGTAAATACAGAATGGAAAGAAGGCAATCAATATATTGTATGTCCTGAATCTGTTATATCTGTAATTAATATTTTCCCATTTTCAAACAAAGGTAATTTAAATTTATTTGATGTTAGATATCAATTAAGATTAAATGACCTATATGATTTTTCTTCAACGTCTGTTATTAACTATGATGTTGTATTAAGACATTTAGATTTTTTAGACCATATATTAGTAGGAGAAAATTCATCTTGTGTTTTAGGCTGTGATGGAAATTGGAACAATTTTGGTTTAGAAAT